CCAGTAACCCCCAGAGTACCGCCAACAGTCGCATTGCCAGTGACAGATGCCGATGCAAACGTTGCATTGCCAGTGACAGATGCAGATGCAAGCGTTGCATTGCCCTGCACAATGTCAGCAGTGAACGTGATAGCACTTGTACCGAGCGAGATTACGCTGCTGTTCAGCGTGTACCTCTTCCCTGCATTGGTCGTGCCGCCAGTCACGTACACATCGCGGCCACGCACAAACTCGGCAACCACATTGGCGTCATTGGTACGAGTCCAAGAGCCTGAGCCGGTCAGGTAGATACCATTGGCAGACTGCGTGGTCTGATCCTTAACCAGGATGCGCGTTGCGCTAGTCAGCACACCATCAATTGTCTGCTCGCCAGCTAGCGTGATGTTGGCAGTGGTAGCCAGAGCAACCGGCAGGAACGTAGCGCGAGCAGCCGCCATGACATCATCAATGATGTCCAAGTCAGCATTGAGCTTCGTGCCCCAGGTATCTGCACTGGCACCGATCTCTGGCTTCGTCAGTGCAAAATTTGTAGTGAGCGTATCAGCCATTTGCAGGCTCCCAATCGGTTGTCGTCGCGGTCGAGTCGTAGTAATCGTCCACGACATAATCCTGATCAAAGTACAGGTCTGCTGATTCCCAGTCGGCGATGGACTCATCCAATTGTCAGCCCTCGCACTTGTGGCGTCGTGCCGTGGAACTGAGACTGATCATCGTTCTTCTCGATCTCATCAATGGCCGAGTCAAACAGAGTTGCCCAAGTAGTCGCGTCATCCTTGAGATACAGAGCACCCTGCACAAGCGCGCCATACAGATAGGCGTCGTAGTGCTGCTCAAGCATCCAGTTGCTCGGATTTTCGCCAGAAAGCGCAGGTATCTGAGCGTAATAGACCATCTCTACCGTCAGCGTATTAGTAGGCGGCGGAATCAGCTCAAGGCGATTGGCAACGATGCTGAAGAATCGCGTCTTTCGAGCATGATTCTTCTGCATGATCTTGTCTGCCTCCTGCGGCGTGACATACTGCAATGCCGTCACTGGAGTCGTATTGATCTGGATATTGCGCATCTCTTGGAAATCAGACGGCAGAGTAGAAAACTGCGTGCTGATTGCAGTCGTGACACGATTCTCCATCTGGCGTGTGCGAACCACTCGATTCAGACGAGTCTCACACAAGCGGATAAAGGTCGGAATCTTGTCTACCACGTCTTGGTTATCCAAGAATGCGGCAATGTCATCCTGTAGCGTCTGATAGCTCATATTTTGTCAACCGTGCGCAGATGGCAGTAGTCGCGTGAGTTCAGCTTGGCAAGGATGTATGCCCCTTCCTCCTTTGGGTCTAGGCCCTTAGCAGCAGCCTCGCCCTTCCACTTGTAATACAAGGTCAGCGGAATGGTGCCGACCTTTTTGCCGAGGCCGTGATCCTTCTCGTTCAGTCCTGCATTCCGTTCAATCTTGTTGCGATCAAGGATGCCGGAAACGTCCTGCACATTCTCAATGACAGCGCGATCAGTAGCGGCATCATAGTGCCAGTACTGCGTAATGCCCGTGAACGGGTCGTGATCAAAAAGTCTCTTGCCCATTACTGTGCCTCGGTAATGTTCAGCACGCCAGCAGCAGTCACCTGAAGCGCAGCAATCTTGTCGCCAGGATTCACTGCGATATATTCGCTGATGCCTGCGGGCAGATAGGTACTGGCAGTGGTAGCCGTGGGATTGGTTCCAACAGCGATATAGCAAGGCTGCGTGGCGACGATTCGTGCCTGAGTCGCGGTCGAGCTAAGAGCAGCAGACTGCGCGCTAGTGGCATTGAAAGACACATTGACGCTGGAACCAATGTATAAGGTTCGCGAAATCTGGCCGTTGGAATCTTTGCGTTGCGTGGACATTATCAGTCTCCAAAGATTAAGGGGGCCATCTCTGACCCCCTTATTCTACCACCTTACGGGGTGATTGCGCGGGCAACACCGTGAGCGCGTTCGTTGTTCACACGAACACCCCATTCACAGATGATCATCATCTTGTCGGCGTCACCAGTCTTCGCCAGTTCGATCTTCTCAAACGGACGCAGCATGGCAATCGAGGCCATCGACGGGTCAACGTGGTAGGCAACGGTCGTCGGCATGAAGCGGCACGGAACCACTTCCAGATTGCCAAAGTCGCTGACGTAGATGTCGGCAGCACCGATGATCTGCGACGGCTGACCGCCCTGAGCGTTGTAGCGCTGCTGAGCAATACCGGCAAAAGACGAGACAGCCTGCTTCAGCGTGGCACCGACCATCAGCATCTTCGCATCACCACCGTTAGCCCAGACCGAAGCGATGACCGACTTCAGGATGGCTTCAGTGTAGGTGCGCGAAGTGCCAGCCGAACCAGCAGCGTTCGGGTAGCCCGAGGTCGTGCCGCTCAGGGTCGGGTTGCTGCCGGTAGCGCCGTTGCTGGTGTTGGTACGCAGGAAAGCGCCAAAGCCAGCGGTGTTACGGGCAACGGTCGAGGAGCCAGCAACGGCAGCCTGACCCGAGGTGGCGATGGTTTCCATGTCGCGCTTCAGTTCAGCAGCGCGCTTTGCCATCTGGTAAGCCATTTCCGACTTACGGCCAGCCTTGTCCACAGCTTCCAGAGTGCCAGAGACAGTCACGGTCTTGCGGCTGATCTGGGTGTAGTTGCCCATACGAGCGGTCGGAGCAGGCTCAACTGCCGGAGCGTCATCGCCTTCAATCTGAGCGTTGGCGCTGTCAGCAGCGGCGAGGGTGTCTTCCTGCCATTCAAAGTAGGTGGACTTGGCGACAGTCTTGCCCACGTTCGAGATGAACGGGGTTTCCTGCGGCGAGATGTTGTAAATGACGTTTGCGAGGTCTTCGCGGATGCCTTTAGCGTCGTAGCTATCAAAAGTACCAGTCGGCTGAGCCATGATTCAATCCTCAGAGAGTTTTCAGAAAGTAAGCGGCGGCGTCATTAACGCTGCCAGTTTTCGCCAAGCGCTGCTTTGCACGTGTACTCTCGGATACCTCAGCTTTCGGTCTGGACTTAACGACAGGCGAAGTTTGTGGCTTCACTTCCTGGCGCTTGGCAACCAGCTCCCGATAACGCATGGCATCACGCATCAGCGCTACCGCTCGCGCATCGTACACCTGGGACAATTCCTCATCGGTGTAGCCATACTGCTTTGCAGTGTCACGGATACGCACCTGCTCGGCTTTCTTGGTGTCAGCATCAACCCAATCGGGAATAAGCTGGTTAACCAGTTCAGCCTGCTCGGCAAGATACCGCTGCATCTGTGCTGCTTGTTCCTGATGCTGGAGCCCTGCAATCCGCTGCTGTTCTTGAGCAATCGCCTGACGCTGACGGTCATACTGCATCACCTGAGACAACTGCTGTGCATAAGCAATCGGGTCAGTGTATTGCAGACTTTCGTCAACCTCTGGTGCCTGCTCCAGCTTGGCGGCTAGCTGCCCCAACAACTGAGCGTACTGCGCACGTTCTGCACGAATTTGCTCAAACTCTGCCTCTGCGGCCTTCCGCTGTTCGGCTAGTGCCTGAGTTTTCTTCGTGTAGTCTTGGGTTCGGCTGTAGCCTCGCAGCAATTCATCTTCGTGAACCTCAACTTCTTCGCCGTCAACTTTGACTTTGAATGTCTTGGCAACCGGCTGCTGCTCGGTTTCAATCTCACCCTCTTCGGAATCGTCAGCCTCGTCATCCACCTCGTCGGTGGCGACTACTTCCTCTTCCTGCTCGGCCTGACTTTCTTCGGATTGTGCCGGTTCGGCGTCCAGAATACCCATCATGGCATTTACAGCATTGAAACTTCCCGTGGGATTGGTTTCTGCGCTCATATTATCACCTATTATTCGACTGCGCGACGCTTGCGCACTTTGACTTCGTGTTCGGCCTTGACGCCGTTCTGCTCGATAATCCCAAGCTCACTGACAACCTCTGTCAGAACCTTGATCTTGAGAAAGGCAGACTCCCGTTTTGCGGTATCAGCATCAGCAGATTTCAGGATTTCGTCCATGTATTTCTGCTTCATGCGCGACTGCGCTTCCACGAATACCGGATTTACCAGAATCTGTCTCGCTTCATTGCCGCGTTGGACAGTTTGTTCCAGGTTATCCATACGTTCCTCACATCAGTAACAGCAGGGCTTCTTCATCATCGTTCAGAGCCCATGCAATTAGCGTTAGCTGTTCAAGCGTAACGCGCAGCTCAGGCAGCCATTGCGGTTCGCCAAGATCAATCAGCAGACTCTTGATGTCGGCAATAGCGGCCTGAGTTTCTTTCAGCGCACTTTCCAGCTTCGGCATTTCTACCGTCGGCAGTGCGTTGTATTCGTAGACCTTCTCTAGTGCGCGCTTAACCTTGACCTTAGTCTTAGCTGGCAGCGGAAAGAGTACATCTTGTATCTGTTTTGCAGCCTTCTCAACATCGCGCAGAGAGGCACTGCCCCGCTCCCGTAGGATTGGGCCTGGCTCTGGTGGAATGAGGTTGCAGAGCAGGGCTGCTAACATTACAGGCTTAAAACCTGCTGTGTGATAGCAATGGTGGCTGTCATTGTTGCTTCATTCAGAGCCGGTGTCGGGTTGTAGTCGTCGAGGTTCAGCAGCAGGGCGGCGAGCATTTAGCCGTCCTCTCCCAGCATCGTGATGATGCGCTGGATGATCGTCGTGCCCCCTCCGCTCGGCAGGAGCTTCGCGCGAAGGTAGAGGTACAAATCAGCGACGTGCGTTATGCTGGCGGAAAACGCGCGTCGCACCGT